AAACTTGGAGAAAAATGAAATTTAGACAATATAGTTATGGTAAGAAAAGTATTGATACATTTTTGAATAAAATAAAAGAAACATTTGGTGAAAATATTCTAATTGGTTATGGAAATTGGAGTAGGTCTTCTCAAATGAAACATTTTATGCCTACAATGAATAAAGGATTAAGGAAATTAATTCACAAGAAATATGATACAATAACCATAAATGAATGTAATACAAGTAAAAGATGTTGTGATTGTAATAAAGATTTAGAATATTACAAGGATAAGGAAGGAAAAAAGGTATTTCGTCTGTTAAAGTGTTCTGATTGCGTGAGTTGCGAAAACAAAAAAATCGTATTTAGAACACGAGATGCTAATTCCTCCATAAATATAATGAAACTAACTAGTTGTTGGATAGATAAACAAGAACGACCATTATGTTTTTCCACAGGTTCGCCTTCGGCTTTACAAATTTCGTCTTTCACTTCTTCAAGAATAAAACCAGAAGAAGAAAAAGTAAGACCATCGTAGGTGAAATTCCTACCATTGATTTTACACTTTTTCTTATTTTTTTTGCCGTTAAAATCGGCGTTTGAAATGTAAAAAGGTGTAAAAGATATATTATATTATATTATATTATATTATATATGCCAAAAAGATATACTAAGAGGAAATATACTAAAAAAGGTGGTTGGCCTGTTTCAAGTAAAAAAAAGGTTGTTCCGGATGATAGTTTATATAAGGATTTTCAAAATATACTGAAAACAAAAAAAACCCATACTATAAGATTAAAAAATGGTTTGATATATGATGGAGAAATAAAAAGAGGTTTGTTCTATAGAAAAATTAAACATGGGATTGGAACATTGAAATATTGCAAGAAAGTATTCAAACAAAATGGAAAATGGCAATGTGACGACAAAGTATGGGAAATAAACGGAAAATTAGAAGATGGACATTTTACAGAAGTTTATAGTTTCAAATCACAACTAAAAGATGCATCACAACCAAAAGATGTATCACAACCAAAAGATGTTTGGGTGGAGGTACGTTATATAATATATTATGATGGAAATATGAATATGGGTATATTAAGCAATGACTATACAAATATAAATGATGATAATATAAATGATAAGAATACAGATATCGTATATTTTACCAAAGATGAAAAAATATATGAAAAACAGGGTGATGAACAACTATTGGAATTACTTCTGCGTGATAATAAATTAAAAGAAAAATTAAAAGAAGAAATGAATGATCCTAAATCTGTGTATAAATCGGTTATTAACGAAAATAGTAAATACAAAGACAGTTTTAATTTATTACAGAATGATATAGTAAATGTAAATAATATTTTATTTAACGTTAATAATAGTAATAAAAATAATAGTAATAATAGTAATAATAATAGTAATAATAGTAATAATAATAATAGTAATAATAATAGTAATATTATTGATAGTAATAATAGTAATAATAATAATAAAAATAATATTAGAAACAAACCGGATAGTAATAGTAATAATAAAAATAATATTAGAAACAAACCGGATAGTAATAATAGAAATAAAAAAAATAATAATATAAACAAACCGAATAGTAATTTAGATAATCTATTTAAAATATAATTTAAATCTATGAAAATAATCGCTGCATCACGATTGCTTCCCTATTTTCCTCTGGTTCTTGAAATAATCGCATAATCATAGCATCATCGCGAAATCGTATCGTATATTCCTGTTGGATATTATTACGACCGATACGCCCCATTGCTTGCAGCGTTTTTTGCGGTGTCATTTTTTGCAAATCTTTTCCAATCATTCCGTGACAAAACGCATAATTCGTTCCGTAAATATAATCCGAAGATGCCAAAATAATAAACAGTCGTTGTTCGTTTGCTAATCTTTTTACAATCTCTTCGTATTGCGAATTTTCTTGTTTTATAAGAACCCCGATTCCAAGTAAAACCAATATTTTAAAGGTTCTATCAATTTCCAATTGCATAATTTCTCTCACCGTCTCTTCTTCTACCGTAGGCATAAATGCATTCATTTTCACATTTTTCTCGCCTACCCATACTTTTTGATGTGGAATAGTATTCGGTAAATAATTCGGTTCCATGGAAACCAATTGAATCTTTTTGCGTAGTCCATTTATTGCTTCCATTAATCCTTCGGTCTCTGCATCCCATGTTTTCTTCTCATTTTTCGATTTCGATTCGGTTCCCGCACCAGAATTATCTTTTACTTGCAATTTCTTTTCCATTGCATAGTCTAATTTTGCAATTTCTTTCAATATCTTGTCGTTATGTATAATCGTATTCGTAATATTTTGCAACATTCCATCCGGTATTTTAGACATATTTACATAGAATTTCCCGATTTTGTCAATTTCTTCTGCCAAAAAGATGGTAGGTCCATCCGTTAAGGTATGTGCATCTACCGTAGTTAATAATATTCCTTGTGCCCCTTCGGGAACCACATGTTTCGGTCGATTGGAAACGGCTAAACTACCATCACTATTTACTTTCTTGATACTTCCTCCCGAAGTTGGGACATCTTGCATACTATGGGTTCTACGTAAGGCATCCCCTCCTCCTATTCCCATAACAGAATATTCCCCGAATTTCTTTTCTTGGGTTTGTTTCAAATGTCTATGAAATTGCATCCAGCTTTCCACTCCATTTTGTAAAAACTTGTCCATATTTTTCAAAATCTCTAAATAGTAGATTTTGAGAGAATTCATCGTGATATCTTGGATATCTGTAAAATAATCCTGGATACGATAGGGTTGCACTAAACATATTCCAAAACTATTTTCTGTCATATTTTCGGCTAAAGGATGTATAACATCCAAGAACCGGATGATTTCGGATAATTCAAAATACCGTAACAACGTCTTGTTATTCTCGCAGAATTTCGCACATTCCATCCATTCTGGAATAGTGGCATACATCAAATGCGGTAATACACAATATCCGTCTTTGTTTAAAATTGGTATGGATTTTTTACAGTCATAACTCGTAATCGTTTTTATTTCCGCATGGGGAAAACGGCATTGGAAATCCATGATAGTTTCCGGTATTTCGTCCTCTTTTGGTAATGTTGCACAAGAAAGAACCATATTGGGAATACGGTTTTCTTTCCAATTTTTCGAAATCACGGCATGTAATTCATGGGATTCATAATCCATCGTAATGGTTGGCTCATCCCAATACGTCAACATCTTCTTTTCATCATTGAATCCCAACATATAATACATCGCAATCAAATAAGACTGCACATCACAAATCATGATTTCGACATTGGTCCCGTTTGAATTGTCTACTTTTCCAATACCACCAGAACGTTTATTGATCGTATAATCTACTGCGGAATAATAATGTAGACGAATATCCGAGGCAGTTTCACATCCAAACGCAAACGCCACTTTCTTTTCCATCGATATCGCGGATTTCGCCAATGCTAATCCTACATGTCTTGCCACACAAACGAATAATATTCGGTATCCTTCTGATAAACCTATAGGAGAAAGCGTTTTACCCGTTCCAGTCGGCGCAATATACAATACTAATTTAGGCGTTTCTACATTCATTCTACAAAAGGAAAATAATTCTTTTTGATGGGGAAAGAGAGAAAGGTCTTCGTATTTCAAAATGTTTTTGTTCTTCTCTACGATTTCCTCTGCATTCTGTAATATATCTTCTATTCTACAATGTAATTTACCGTAAGAAATAATAGTTTCCCATAATGCGGCCATGTGTATATTTACATGGGCAATTGCGTATTTTTTCCATTGAATGATTGTATAAAGAGATAAATGCGGTTCAAGACTATTTTTTTCTTTTTCGAATGGAGTGGCTTTTTTTGTTTTTTTGTTTGTTTTTGTATGTTCGTTTTGGTTTTCGTTTTTATAACTATTTTTCAATATGATTTTAAATAAATCCAACAAGGTAAATTCGAATATTTTTGAGCGGTTTTCGGTAATATTGGCTTCTAAATTCTTGATTCGCATTAAATCTACGGATTTCATTTTCTTTAAAGTATTTTCTTTTACTTGAAAATCCGAGAGAAGGGGAGAGGATTTACCATACTTCTCCATCATTGTCTGGATTTCCGGTTTCAAGAATCGTTGATATAAATACATATCCATTTCTGGACTTTGTTCCATTTTACAAAAAGCAGTCATGGATAAGGTTCCGTTAACACGGATATTTACATTATGATAACCCGAATGAATGAGAGACACAATGGATTTTTCATGGGCAAGAATTGGTTCTTCAATCGATTTCCATTCTGCACGAGATAGTTTGGTTTGAAAAAGAGTATCCATGTTATGATTATGATTTTACTATTATGTGGTTTTAAATATACTTTAGAGTTCTTTTGTTTTTTTTCTTTCAATTTTTTGGTTTATTTATTTACATAATATATATTCAAAAGATTATGGGAAAAATGAGAAAATCTACAGGAGGAGGATCCCCGTCCCTTCCTTCCAATGGAGGTATTTTAGGCAGTGGTATTTTTGGCATGTTTGGTTCTCAAGTCGTTTGTAAAGGAACCGACGACACTATTTACTGTAATATTATGAAAATGTTTAACATACTTCTTGTAGTTATTCTGGTATGTGTCATTCTTTATTTTGTTTATTACATTTTCAAAGCATTCATGTTTTCTTCTAAAAGAAGAAGGTAATTCACTAACTATATTTCGCTAAAATCATCCGTTCCTTTCTTGCATATTTGTTTACAGTATATCCAAATGCGCAAATCAAAAAACGATCTTTACCGTCGTATTTTGGAGAGAAAAATATTTTTAAATATCCGTTATAATGTATATTTATGAAATATTCGAATAAAAAACACAAAACAAAAAGACGAAAAACCATAAAAGTAAAAAAAAGAGGGGGAACAGTTATAGATTCTAGGTTGAAAACCGAATTAGATAGTGGTATTAAATTTAAGATTGGTAAGATTTTAAAGAATATGTATCCTGATTATACTGATTTAGATGAATTAATGGAGGGGGAATTTTATACATATTTAAATGAATTATTAATTAAATTAAATAACAATTTTTTTAAATCAAATCACAATAAGAAGGCATATAATTCAGATGATGAAAAAGAACTAGAAACGCTTAAAGAAACCATACAACAAAATTTTATTAATATCCCGTTTATAAATTTTATTATTAAAAATGTAAAAAAGGGAACAACCAACTATTTTGATGAGGAGGACAAAAAAATGTATGAATATATGGATAACTATAAAAAAGATTTAGAAAATTATATACAATTAGAAAAAACTCTTGAAAATGAAATAACGGATATTGAAAAAGATATAGAAAACAGTGTGGAATATATACGATTACTTATAATTGCACAAAAATCATCATCCACCCCGCCACATACTAATTCAAAAAATACAAAAACTTTCAACTATACTGAAATTCGAGAACAACGAGAATTATTAA